AGCCGAGGACGGCACTGAGTACACTGCGATGAACTTCTTCATGCCCACTGGGTTGGGTCACTCCTCCTCGGAGAAAGGCTCTGCTGGCGCTAACGCCGCAGGAACGGAGTTCAGTGAGAGCAGCGGAAGCAGGACCGGAATCCAAGGAGCAATACAGAAACTCGACATCAACTACGACGCAGGAGAGACGGTCTACAACTTCAACATAATATTCGCACCAATAGACAACATCCTGTGATACAATGACGGCAATAGGCAAGACGAACCACGCATTCTTCTTCGATGGGGTAAGCGATAGCATCCTCATCCCCGAAGGCGCGTTCAAGGCTGTCGGCAAGAAGAACCCCGAAGGGGGTAGCGACGTCAGTCGAATGCTCAGTGACAGGAACTCCGACCCGTCCAAGAGCGTCATAAGCGCCAACTACCCATTCATGACATTCGAGGCTTGGGTGATGCCTGACTGCGGTGGCACGGTAATCGAGAAGGAAGGACAGTTCAAACTCACAGTGGGAAGCGTTGACACTCCCGGTCCTGCCAAGTTCAGAGTCACTCTGAACAACCAAGGAATCAGGGAGAGCCATGAGATATCGACTGCGGACGAGGTTTCCGCTGGCAACAGGTACGACGGCACTGTCTTCCCTCGCTCTACGTTCGGTGGGATGCACGACTCCTACAACAGGTTCGACACTGGCAATTACGGCTTGGCCACGGACCTCAACAGGAACCACAGGGAACTGCTGCACGTCGTAGCCGCAGTGAGACCCAAGTCGATAGAACTCTACATCAATGGCATTCTCATGGCCAAGAAGAACTTCGAAGCGACTCTAGGACTGGTGCAGTCAAACTCCAACACGTACGTAGGGGGCAAGGGAGGAAACTTCCGCGGAGTCATGGAGGCAGTCCACATCGCTGCTGATTTCAAGAACACGATGGCCAACAACAACTGCCCGCTGGCCGGTGACGACACAATCCTGCTCTATAGGTTCGAGGAGCCGATTGCACCTGTGGAGAAGGAATACACGTTCACCACTCTGACTGGTGGCTATGACACCGACACACTCAGCACCATGACAGTGACAGCAGCGGATGCGAAGGAGTTGGCCAAGACGCTCACTGGCAACACCGTCAGCACAGGCACAGTCGACTTCACGGCATCCCCCTACAGTTCAGGCTCCTATGAGATATACGATGCGTCCACCGGGACGAACGTCAATAGGACTGTAGCGCACGTGCCTTACAACCTCCTGATAAACCCCGGAAGCATAAACAGGAAGACGCTCAAGCCCAATGCCACTCCACCTGAGAGAGTCAGGTTGCACTCCATAAACGTGGAGACTGGTGTGCTCACGATATCCAGCATACACCTAGACCACAGCGTCGACACCAACAACGGACTAGTCGGTGTGATAAACAAGACTAGGACCACTGATGTAGATGACTACTTCGTCGTCATAGGAGCAGACCTGCTCATTGACAACAAATCAGGAAAGGTGTACCAACCCCCGCACTACAACACTCAAATCATAGACAGGACCGGGCAGATGGTCATAGACGAAAGCGGGTTCGACCACCATGGATTCGTCTTCTCCTCTAGGATGGCTACGACTGACACCGACAGCACCAACCCCTATGCTGTAGCATGGCCACTCACAGACAACGACGGTTGGAAGATAGGTCACAGTGGTAGGCATGCGCGAAATCACGTGGATGGTCATTCATTCTTGACCATACTACCGAGAGCATCTGACGAGATAGTCAATCAGAGGGGCAACGCAAGAGCGGAACTCATCGACTTGGTGTATGATGAGATGCAGGATGGCGTAGACCAGCAAATAGCGGTCAACAGCCAAATAGACATCTATCGGGACTTCGACCAACTGGAGGTCAGCAGAGTAGTCAACACTGGGACAGTGACGTCAGCCATCAACTCGTATCAGAACACCAACAGCCCGCCCGCTGGTAAGCGAAAACTCATAGCCATAGGGGGAGACGACTTTGACTTCACCCCATTCCTACTCAAAGGCCCTGCCCCCACATTACAGACCAAGTACGAGTCTGACCTCAGAAAGCATCATCTGAGACCATCCAGCAAGAGCAGGGTCGCGCTTCTCCACGTACCGCAGTTGAAGACGACTAACACCAAGTTCGCACCATATGTGGAGATTCACTACAATGCGATAGACCTGACTGGCGAGAGCATGCATGCCATCACCAACGCTGGTTCTTTCGTATCAGGCAAGCAATACGTCATTGTCAGCGCTGGTAATACATCCTTCACTAGCATAGGTGCGGCAGACAATGACGTGGGCACTGTATTCACAGCCAGTGGAACTGGCAGCGGCACTGGCACAGCAAGGAGATACCAGCCATTGTTGATGGTCGAGAAGACTGTCCCAGCATCGGACGTTCCGACTGGAGGAGGGTCATACGTATATGATGCTATCGCGGCATCACTAGCATCAGGCAAGACGCTGTACTCAGCAGGGGGCATCATAGAAGTTGATACTGCGGACGCTATACTAGCCACTCCACACTCCATGATAGGTGACAACAGCGAAGGGTACGAAGCCGATTTCGCACTGGATGAGAGCCTGTCTCCAGCGAACTACACACCTAGAGCAGTATCGACCTCGGTCAACAGCACTCCCTCAGTCATACGGGAGTCGTCCAGCACGACTGGCACTCACGAGTCCGTCTTCAACAGAATGACGATGGACAAGATATTCACTGAGACCGATTTGACTGACAAAGGGATATTCGAGAGGCTAGAGCCTGAGACTGTCGCATCGTCACCCTCAGCAGGTGAGTTCGACACGGGAATACCACACGTGTCATCGCATGTGCACGAGGTATTCGACATCATAGACAACATAGAGGTGACCAATGAGATATCCAACATCAGACTCATAGTCCAACCATCAGACAGGCGGAGAACCAACCAACTGTCATCATTGAAATCGATAATCAAAGACACATCTCCGTTCAACGTTTTGACCCCGATGTACCTATTGAGTAGAGCACGAGTGAGAGCGATAAAGGAGAGCGAGGGGGAGAATGCGAGTCTCACTACCATCGAATGCGTTGGTCTCGCAGAATCCGCAGTCACACGCTCAGTGAGCCTCACTGGTAGCGGAAGCCCCGATTCGCACATAGTCAAGGAGATAGAGCCTAATGCACCTGTGGTCACCGTCACGCTCGGCGGTCCCGGACAGGGTGCCATGGACACAGCACCAGTGAATCAGAGAAGCGTGCTAGCGCACGAGTCGTACTCCACTCGCAGGGCATACGCAGTCACGGCAACTAGGTTGGATATCGACTACACCAGTGGTAGCGGGACTCTGCACATAGAGCCTCTCAACAACAACTCCACATCACTCAGCAGTTGGGGCACATACGGATTCCCGAAGGTAGGTAGGATATACCTGCCTGATGGCACAAGCGCAAAGTACTCCAGCAAGGGAGGTAGCACATTCACATTCTCATCAGCAGCGATAGGCAGCGGGGATTTCGTAAGCAGCAGGGGAAGGGAATCCACTACCATCGCGGAACTACTCAATGCTGCTGGGTACATGAAAGGGGACGTCAGTGGGACCACTGCTACCGTCTACGGAAACTTCACCATCATGAGTGAGGCTGACTTCGGCGAGAACAGCGACTTGGACAACGGGACCACCATCAATGACAGGATGCACCAGTCCCTCAACGATGTATCCCACGACTACCAACTAGGCACTCAGTACGCTAGCACTAGAGCATTGGCTGAGATACCAGTGTTCTCAAAGCAGTTCTTCCACAACAACGTCGGTCCTGACAACGGATTCAAGATACACATAGATGCCACTCATACAGCACACACCTTCAATCCTAGTCCGGTAGGTCGTAGGATGAAGGACATAGAACCGGCAGACAGGGAGGCTCAGTCCGCATACGCATATGCGATATCTCAGAACAAGCACGTGAAGTCAGCCACCTTGCAGTCTTGGGACGATAGCAATCGCCAATTGACAGTGAGCGACCCGAAGGTGTTCCCAAGCGCAACCACCCATTCAGGGAGTGCGAGAATAGCAGGAGTCAACCAACACAGATACAGGAGGGTCTTCACGGCAGAGGGAGAGTGGGCATGGTACAACAACGACCCACCTACCGACGGCTACATACAAATCGTGAGTGTGGACTACAACGTCTCCGAGAACTTCGTCTCCAGCCTGAGAGAGGGAGTGTCCCTCTTCGTTGGCGGTCCGGTGGTCGAGAATGCCTTACCAATGGCGTCAGACAGTCTCACACCCTCCAGTGACTTCGAGAGCAGGGGAGAGTTCTACCATGACGCGGCTAGCGTCAAGACGCAGGGTGGCAACGTCGACTACGGCCTCAGACAATACGTCAGCGCAGTCGAGTTCAAGGCTGGTCCTGAGAGCAACCCACATGCAGCACGAGTGGAGACGGGCAGGGCTAGGGGAATAGTACAGGCTCAGACGATAGAGAGCATAGGCGTGGTTCCGAACGAGAAGGTGTTGATAGCAACCCTCAATGAAGAGGACTTCAAGAAGTTCCCCGACTTGGGATACGACAATCTTGCAGCAGCACCGACTGAACAAGGACAATTGCTCTATGTAGTAGAGCACGATGATAATGGTACGATATACAAGTATCAGTACCACGGTCATCTCAAGAACGTGAAGACCGGCGTCAACATACCCAAGACGAGCATAGTGCTAGGGTACTACGATTCCTCCTTGTCCTATCCTGCTTCATTGGACAAGAAGGAGATATACCTCGCTAGGAAGAGCAGGAAGGCCATACAGGACACGAATCTCACCGGTAGTGTCAACCCAGTGTACAACGAGGGTAGCACCTCCGATTACAATAGCGTCCTGTATGACGAACTACTAGGCTCCACATTCAAGGTCGGGACATCCCCAACCATATCGGGAAACGCCATCACAGTGACGACAGCAGCAGGTAAGAGCCTGAACGACCTGCATGGAGGTAATCTCAAGAAGGGGGACTACATCTACTTCTACTCCTCCAGCGGCACTTACAATGGCGTATTCTACCCAGTGGGAACCGTCACCGACATCGAGACCGTCAACGCCAGTGGAGTGCAGGTAGTCAACATAACGAGAACCAGCGTCTCTTGGTCCATACCCGCTGCCACGTATGACGTTCGAGTCTCCATGGGAGACTACATCGACAGGGATGCGGTTCTCAACGCCACTTGGCTGAATCCCTACGCACCCGGCGGATTGCGAAACGGCGACACGATATGGGCTAACATGTCGTACAACAACCCCCATGCCGTGGAAGGGCTGTTTGCCAAGAGCAGGGGAGTCTATGACGAGTCTCAGGTTTGGGAGGAGTTCAACGGTGGGGTGGCTCAGGTCGACGACAACCCTAGGGACAGCGTTCCCATAGAGAACTTCCTGATAGGAGACACATGCCTAGAGACCGCTAGGAACTACGTGCAGCACGTCAACCGGACCATGGAGGAGAACTATGCCGCAATGGGGATAGCAACGAGCAAAGCACCCACCGTGGCATACATAGACCCATACCTGTCCACTGATGACCACGCTAGGGTTCTTCTGTACGATGTGAGGAACGACAGGGAGTTCGTAGCGTTCCAAGACATACACATGCAGGTGCAGAGCAGTCCCCAAGCCACAGAACTAGGTTGGCCCAAGGAGGTAGTCGAGGAGAATGGAAGCACATCCAACCCGCTACACTCAATCAACGCCAAGTACAACGCTGCTGGCCCAAGCCCATGGACCACTCAGATAGACGTCGCAAACGGATTCCCATCTCAGAACCCGTACATCAGAAGCACTCACCAATCCAAGTTCATAGAGAGCGCATACGCGCATGACCTAGCCAACAGGCACACCAGCGACCTCATCGACAGCACCACGATAGCGAGTCTGTCCGTGGCCCTTCCCACTGATGGTAGGGTGATAGCAGGTAGCCGACTGTACGGCAAGGCTCATGGTCATCACGTACACACCGGGTACTCCTATGGCGGCATAGTCGATGGGTACAAGTCAGGCAACAGCACGACTCTCAGGACTAAGGACGAGGTTGTGCTTTATCAGAAGGCGGAGAAACTACACTCACTGAGCAGGATACAGACGACTGAGGCCGACTTCTTCACTGGATTGCTGATTGACTGGAGAAACACAGCGGGTTCAGGCAGGACGATGAGAGACCCATCCACATTCTTCGACACTCCCGATGGGACTAGGGTCGTCCCTGCCTTCCTGTGTCTGAGGGGAATACGAAGCGAGACGCTGGACCTGTCATCACACGAGTTCGGTAGTTTGGACAAGAGGTCGCAGTGGACCAACATGGATTTCGTCAGGAGACTCACGATAGACATGGGAGAGGTATCACAGAGGGAGGGAGTCACCAATGTGCAGAACGCAGCAGAGGAGATTGTCAGGCTCATCAACCAGCATGCCGCACTCAACGCTAGGACAGCAGGAGGGTCTGCTCACGACCCATCCCCGTTTTGGCATGTCGATGACAACAACAAGGGAAACCACATGGGATACGTCCGCGCTCACATAGGAAGGGAGGTGGAAGACCTCAATGGGGACAGGGGATTCACCGTAGTCATACACAGCACAGTGCCGGGCGCAAGCGGCAGGAACTTCTGCGCATGGCTTGACAACAGCAAGGGACAGACCCCATACCAACCCCAGTTCCTCATAGGTCACGGTGGAAGATGGCGCAACTTTTGGGCACTACCCGAAGAGAGCGAAGGGGAGAACATGCATCCTGCACCGATGCCGCTCAACAAGCACGGTAGACCATTCGCACCAGTCACCACGCTACAGCAGTACATCAGCACGCAGAACATCGGTGAGGACGTCACGAGCGTCGCAGACTTCGATGACTCGAACCTACTCAGAGCAGTATCCGAGTCACTCAGTGGTAGCAGCAACAACACGTCTTCGCTTGAGTCGCTAGATGTCAAAGGCTCATCCTCATCCCTCGTCAAGGGTCTTAGAACAGGCACGAGGGCAATGAGCAGGATAAACTTCGGAGGAGTGGTCGCTGCTGGCATTCCGGGTTGGAGTCCCATAGCGGGTAGATACGGAATGGGCAAGAAGGGCAGTTCATCATCCAACAACAGATATGGCACACCAGCCCTGTCTGACTACTCATCCCACATACTATCCAGTGAGATAACCTCGGATTCGATTGGCAGACAGCCGATATACGGATTCAGATTCAAGAACAACGTTGGTATCGAGTCAGGCGTACGCTTGATTTACAAGAAGATGGGAGATTCCATAGCGAACGAGAACACAGTCCTACCGAATACGATAGAGGATGAGGTATGCATATTCTTCGATGACAGGTCGGTGGCAGATGGCGGTTTCACGATAGGCGCACACATGCATGGGTCGGGAGACGCCACGGGCAGAAGCAGCATGACTGGCACCGCGAATGGTTGGTTTGGCAACGAATGGCGTGGAGTGCCAGCACCTAGCATCGTCACCAGCATGACCACCACATACAGCAGCACCAACTCCGCTCTCGAAGTCACAGCCATAGAAAGCCCGATACCCAGTTTCAACAGTGCTGGCGACAAGAACAACCAACTGTCATACCTAGGCTTCCCGAAGGAGAACGGAGTATTCCAAGCGAGCGTGCACACGGGAGACATAGGCAAGGTCTACTCGTACAGCAAGAGAGTAGGAAACGTGTTCTACGGAGTCACACCAGCAATCTCAAGCGGCACGTATCTGATGTCACCAACCATCAACTGGACCTGCATACTGACTGATGAGGTCATAGCGGCAGCCATGGCAGCGGCGATAAACGCGACTAGCGACGAAATCAACTCAGAAGGAGGCTTATCCTTCGACTGCACCGACATGTACGCCACTGACGGCAGACCCTTCTTGGAATGGGGCATCAAACCCGATTCAATCAAGATAAGGGCATTCAACCCCAACAGCAACGTGAAGCCACTGAGCGATGACTACAGTGCGACCTTGCAGAGGGACTTGGGAATCAAGGCCGCTCACTTGGAGTTCGGAGAGTTGGAAGGAGCGCACGAGCCTACTGGGGAGGGGACTCGTCCTGACTGGTTCTTCGGACTGAATGCTTACGGTGTGACCGATGATGACATAGACGCTGGCGAATCGATAGACTGCGGATACATACCTTACAACCTGCTTGAGATAAGAACCGTTGGCAGGGGGCCTAAAGCAAATACCGCGACACCCATCATAGTCGACTCTCAGAACACTCCAGTCGATACCCGGACTTGGATGGAGAACCTCAAGGGCATGAGATTCACCCGCTCGTACGGGGACCACATCCTACCCAAGATAGACAATCCGATGGGAGAGTTCGTAGCGAGCAGCACTAATCAGACCAATTGGAACAACAGGCTCTTTGTAGTCAGCACAAAAACTCAGAATGGTGGTTTCCTCATTCCAAAGGGGACGAGTGCTCAATCAGTGGGTGAGAAGAAGAAAATATTCCTCAGAGAGGACATATCAGCCATAGCAACTTGGAACAACTCCTCGACCTTCGTGCTGGACGAAAACTCGCAATCTCAAAATTGGCCAGCCACAGTTCCCGCTAACGATTTCATATTCTCGCTGTTCGCAGACCCGAAGAGGGCTAGGGAGTTCGCGGGTCTCAGGTCCATTGGTAGCGTCATGTCAGAGCCGATAGTGTACTTCAGAGGGGGCAAGAGCGGGGACGACCACAGCGTACCACTGTTCTTCGGTGGAGGGTTCAGCGGTGTAGTGATGGACGTGAATGACGGTACGCAAAACGACTACTCCTCGTTCTACACCCACCCGTACGCAAACGGCCCCATGGGAGTAGCAGGATTGCAGAATGCCAGCGAGATTTCCACCAGCCATGCCATACTCGATGCTAATGCCATGTTCTCCTTCTTCCCCGGCGCAGCACTGTGCAACCAACACAGGGGCAGCATCACGCCTCCAGCGTTCAACAAGGACAACGTGCTGTCTCCCGACCTAGACAAGGGTGCGACGATGTACAGCAACCCCGGTGGCAACAACGACCTGACTCATGAACTCATCAAGGCCAAGGCAGTGCCACTCGTTCTCAGGTTCGCACATCAGACTGCTCGGTACGAAGACCACGTTGACGGGGTTGACATCGACAGCAAGACCACCTACCTGATATTCGGTCCGGGACAGGCATTCCCATTCACCAAGGAGGTATCCACTGCCGGTGCTACGTCATTCAGCGCCAATGTGGGTAGCAATACGCTAGAGCCGTATCCGGGCAGAGTGGTCAAGGTCGGCAACCACTGGGCATCGCCACCACCGCCGATGGACACCTCGCTCGACTTCACCCCATTCCGCAATGCAAACTACGACGCTAGGGCTGGATTCCACTGGAGGGCGATGGTCAACTGGGAGAGTCCCGCCGGATACGCCAACAAGGGTAGACTAGCGCAGAGACCAGCACACGGTAGGCACTACGGACAGCAGTTCAACGATGACACCCCGACTAACGCATCCAACCTAGCGCTCATGTTCCCACGTTCCCACACCCCGACCATCGGCTTCGGCATAGCGATGGCAGCGGACACGGTGTTTCACATGGATGGGGGCTTCCATCCCGGAGGGCACTGGATGGACAACCAAATCACATTCAACCCGCCACATCCCAACAAGGCTACAAGAATCAAAGGAGCAGTGAATGGGGCTGGTGGTGGAGGGCCTCACTGGTTAGCCGCGAACCAAGTGCACCCGACTGCATTCAGAGCGTCAGGGGTGATGACCGGCAGGATACTGGACTACATCGACGGTGTGGCTAGCGGAGGACAGGGGGGCAACGTGTCAGATGACGTGTCCGTCAGTGATGCCAAGATGGAGTACATCGTGGTGGACGGGACGCGATGTCAGAACGGTGAGGAACTGGCTACCGTAGTAGGAGCGGCCATCAACGCCTTCCCCGGTGCTGGTGCGCTCAAAGCCATGGGAGGCACTCACATGCCATCCATGGGCAACGCGATGCGTCAGGACAGATACGCATGGGTAGACATCGGTGCTGTGGGCACATATGACGTGTCAGCCAGTGCTGGGTACCACATACTCTCAGGCACGGCAGACGGGAATGGCACGACATTCACACAAGCATACCTAGAGCAGATACCCACATCGGGATGGCTCAGGCTCTACAAGGACGATGGCGGGTCCGAGGACTACGCATGGGTGCCATATCACTCTAGGGAGGTGCTGAAGGACAGCAGCAACTGGAAGGTCAAGTTCTACATGGCTCCTAACAGAATCAAGGGAGCGAGCAAGGCAGAGAACTCCTCCACTTTCACAGCGGCCTCGTTCCCAACGATAGACTCGTCTTACGACATCTACGTTTGGACCAAGGCTGGGACTATGAGGTTCAACAACGAGAACGCCACAAGCAGGGACCACATGTGCCAAGTGCACTTCTCAGGCATAGCAGATGCGATTGACAGGACACGTCCGATAGGCGCGGTAGGATGGCACGGGGAGAGGTACTCGTACCTGAACAGCCTCAAGATAACAACGAGCGTCACCAAGAACTCAAGCACTACCACATCCAGCGGCTACGCAGCAGGGCTAGGTGCCTATCACCCCATGCTGGCTTTCTCCCCATACGGCACTGCTGGTACGGTAGTGGGACTGCACAGCCACGTACCAGTCGTCACATCGATGTTCGGCAGCCCTGAGAGCACACCTAGCATAGACGGCATAGGAAATGCCCTAGGCACACATGTGAAGAAGGCAAACTTCTACACGAAGTACAACCACATCACCGGTAGCGGTGGGGGATGGGACACATACACATACAACTTCAACGACACGGATGAGACGGGCAACGCAAACCAATGGGCACATCCATCGAACTACGCTGGCACGCTCCCGGAGGAACTCACTCGACCGCAGGGGTTGTTCTCACATGCATTCGTAGTGGTGTCGTACGATGCTGAGTCCACTCTCATATGCAAGAGGGACAACGATGGCATCGAAGGTACAGGCGACTGGTTGCACGTACACGGCCAATCCACCAACCCCATCCAATACGCGGGCACTACTAGATGGGACGAGAGGATACACGGTGAGGACAGGTTCATCGCACCAGCGAATGCTGGTCCTAACGTAGAGGCACTCATAGTAGACGGCACTACCCTACCCAGTGGCACACTCACGAACGCTGACTGGGCATCCACCACATTCAGCGCTACGACAGGCACAGGCTCGTACTTCCACTCGGCAGTCACCGGTGGCGATGGTAGCGCAAAAGACAGGAAACTGAAGAATGCAGTCCCCGGCCTCAACAAGATAGGAGACCTGCTCTTCGACTTGGACCACTCCGTGGGTTCCGCATTGCTTGAGACCGATGATGCCGAGAGAAACACAGCAGCGCACAAGTACAGCACAGCGCACACCACATCCTACCCCACACCGTACTGGTTGGGGGACGTCAACGCATTCCAAATGCAAGAGGACTCAGCAGTGCACAACTTCTCCGTGGAGAACATAGTGTGGAAGAGGATGGATGGCGGCAACCTATCGCTACCCACATCCAACGCAAGGGGGCTTGGGGCAGTGCCTTGGACCACTAGGATATCCAGCGGTATAGCGTACACCACGGGTGAGAAACTGCTAGGCAACGTCAGATTCACGTTCGAGACCACTAACAGCGCCATGCTACCAGTCCTGCAAGCGCAGGAACTCTCCCACCCTGAGTTGGTCAGGAAGAACCCGTACACAGTCAACAACGTACTGATTATACCGAACGAGGACGTGCAGTTCAGGTCAATCAGAGTCATCGACGATGCTGGCGAGATTCACAAGATAGAGGGCGGTAGCCCACTGGGGACTGTCATACGCGGCTTCAGGCCAACGACCAACAGAAGCATCGGAGGTAGAGCACCAGCACTGGCTAACAGCGGCAACACCCCCAATCTGAAAGTAATGCTACCCAACCCTGACTCCATACCGGGCAACATAGTGGTGAGGTCAGGCTTCGACCCGCTCCAAGCGTATCAGAATGAGACCATAGGTAGTGGTGGTATGCATCACCCCGACTTAGGGTCATCGTACACCAATCAACTTTTCAATAACTCAGTGGTTGGACCTAGGATGTCACCCACTTACGAAGACCACAACTGGGAGAGGATAGACCCGGTGACGTTCGACTCGCAAGTGGGGGCATGGAACAATGACGCTCCACTCGATACGTCCTACGAGTTGCATGACAGAACTCTGTTCTTCCATGTCACGAAGATGGGACACAGCCACACTCATCGCTACCCAACCGTGTACACTCATGCACTTGGTGTGAAGAACTACGGTGGCAACGTATCATCGTGGGATGCTACCAATGGCAACCTCAAGATGAGCGTCGGTTTGAAGAATAATCCCGTTTTTGACAACAATATCACTGTTTCTGCCGGTAATGAGATACTGAACTACTCAGGCTTCGGGACTAAGGAGGTCAGTGACAACAGGCGATTCATCAGGATGTACGACACTGTGACCGAGGAGGGTGTGGTCCTGTCATACACGAGCACAGGCACATCGGGTGCAGAGCAAAACTGGTTCAAGGGAGTGACAGGTGACATAGAACTGTCAGACTTCCTATCGAAGTACTTCACCCTGAACGCTACAAGCGGGGAGTACGAGCCGAAGGCGACAGTGAAGGTAGTACCGTCATACTACGTTCCGGCTGGTAGCACGCGCTTCTTCGCTGCGAGGAGGATGCGTGACCACGCTGAGGTGAGTGGCAACTCCCCTGACATGGCGGAGACACTGTACTTCAACGGGGACTCAGTTGCCTACAACGCATACAGCAGACCCAAACTAACACCGATGCCCTTCCCTAGGATGGGTCACCACTTCGTCACACCCACCATGCCCATGCTTCCGGGACACTGGGCACACCCAGCGTACCAGTCCCTGTACAAGAGGCACTTGCTGGACTACGGCATGCTCACCGGTTTCACGGACACGGCATTCTTCGACAACCTGAAGAGTCAGACAAACAAGAAAGCAGACATAACCAACCTGTCGAACAACATCAACCCACTGGAGCCTGAGATAAACTTCAGCGGGATAAACGCCGCACCAAGTGGTCCAAGCGACATACACGGAGGTGCGTTCTCACTGATGTTCGAGACAGGCATCAGATACGACGGATATGGTGTACTGGCTTCCAGTGGCACGAATGCGGGTGACATAAACAAACTAGGCGGACATAGCGTAGTGCTTGAGGCAGCAGGGAACTACACACTAGGTAGACACTTCCCCGACCCGGTTGAGGTAGGTGCGTATCAGATAGTGATACAACCGAACGTATTCGACAATCAACTAGTGGGATACCACAACAGCGGCAAACTAACCAGCCAGCAGATAAACACAGTCGTAGCGATAAAGGAGGATGCGACCAAAGGCGGCTTGACCCTAGTGCTAGCCAAGGAAGTGGGTGTTGATGTCAGGGGATGCGAGGTATTCGTGAATGAGGTGATGCTAGACATAAACCCCGACCCCGGTAGCCAGTTCACAAACATACCCACATTGATGTCATACAACCCACTAGGAGTGCAATTGACGGAAAGCCCCTCATTCACACGCAGGGGATTCCCATATTCTGTGATGATGAGCGATGCGACTCCCGGATATACCCTGAATATACCTTGGTGGAGCATACTGCACAAGGAAGACCCCACAGGTAATTCCAGTGCATTCCTAAAAATGTCCCAATATACACCTGACGATTATTATTATATATGCAGAAATACATTTGGAAGTATAGGAAAACAGTTGACAATTAACGGATATAGTTCTGCATATATAGATATATACTCAGGTAATATGCAAACTACCAGTATAATACCCAAAAGTACCGTGATTAGTTTCAATGCTAGCGCAGGTAGGATACAAGTCGACAACGCAAACCTCTTCCCCCTCAAAAACTACTATTCCGAAGTAATCGAATACACTGCTAAAAACGGCAATAAGTACTCTAAACCGCTTCTAAGCCGCAGTGGAAGCAACTTCGACATAAACAAGGGCGATTATCTAGCGGTATCCGGCGGTAGTGATGCATTTTGGACGAATCTATTCGATGGAGCGGTTCTGAGAATGTCCAGCGCATTCAACAATATACCCACTGGCACTATAATTACGGATAAGAGAAAGAGCATATTCGCAAACATACTCGATGACGTCATATCAGGGAACGATGACACCAACTCAGGATACACTCCTGATGCATTCTTATGCATGTGGCATCATAATCTAGGTAGGCCTAACACATACTTCTCGGATAGCAGGACGTCATTCGGCGGCAATGCCGTGGACAAGAGGCCATACAACAGCCTACCTGAGCACTTCGAGACCATACACTACCACGATTTCTCATATGCGATAAGCAACGGACCATTCGACTTCCTCATCAAGACGCCTAGCGTCTCCCTGAAAGACGGCACAGCAGTTGCTGGTGATAGCACTCATGACGCTGGTGGCACTAATGTCATGCTCGCAGGGTACTGGCCATGTGGTACTCGTGGTGGTGCACAGGCCAGTGACTTGGGGTACTACTCGATGGTAGGCACCACATGGAACGCACACAGCACATCACAGAGGGCCAACTTCGCATCTGACACGCAGTACAAGTTCGTAGACAGCGATGACGATGGTAGTTATGCCGTTTCCGCTGGAATCACGACAGCGACCGCAAGTGGCACCGAGAGGAGAGCGTACGGTCACCGTTTCGGTGTACTGCAAGCCACTAACAGACCACGGTACGGCATATCGCCAGCCCGTATGGTCTACGAGAACACCGCCAACGTGGAGGGCAAGAACACCACGGATGCAGACAGCGGGCCACTCGTGCAGATGGAGTCCACGGACTGGGAGTGGGGCGGCAACGGGACGAGTAGCAGCACGTTCCCAGTGACGTACGTCGGTGTGATGGAGAGGCAGACGAACTTCGCTGGCATGCTGGGACACGACAAGCAGGAGATGCAGGTCAGGTACAGCGATGGTCGTAGGATGACTAGGCCGTTCGGCGCACCCGTACGGACGATACGCAACCCCAGCGCAGTCAGGAGGGACTGGTGGGGAGACGTCAATGGACTAGGCGTCACTAGCCTATCCATAGCCTCGCAGCACTACTTGGTGGACTGGTGGGGCAACGAGCGTGGTGAGGACGTGAGACGTGCTCCAGTGCGCGGATTCGGCATACGCCCAGCATGGGATGCAGGAGATGCGTACGAGTACGACAGAAGGAACAGCAGAAGCCCGTATCGCAGGATATGGAACGATGCCAAGCCCATCTTCAATCTGAAGGGGTTGGTGAACTTCTCGAACGGAAACGTCAGCGTGACCGGTGGGTACACGATACCGCGCTTCGGTGGCACTGACAATGACGAGAACCTCAATGGTACAGACAATGACCTAGTGGACGTATTCGCACCCACACACGCTTTGAGGGTAGGGGACATGGGCAACGGAAGGGGAATCAGATACCCAACTACGATGAACGAGGACGTGCTCACGGAACTATCAGCACCGATTCGCAAGACGGGCATCGTGCTCAGTCACAACACGGCAGAGCCTCTCTTCGGAGATGGTCTACTCAGACCGAGGGACGATACGCTACAGAAGGACGAGGTGAAGCGTGGCATAAGCGCTAGACTAGGAATAGACGACAAGGGTCTCCTCAAACTCGATGCAGTCGTGAGCGATAGAGTAGAGAAGGTAGTAGGGGACACACCGCACAAATCGGCAATATCACGTAGCAGCCCTAGAATAGGCCTAGACGCAGAGATAAGCGAAGACAGGGAGCAGAGTCACATAGTCATCAACAGCGAGGCACATAGCCTACACACTGACAGGAACATAGGTCAAAGGGTCACTCTGCTAGGAGGGTCCAACCTACTCTCAGGAGCGTCGTCCCTGACCGATGCTAACTACACCAACGTGTCTTTCGCAAGGCAGAGCGGAGGCTCGACCCTCAATAGCGTACACAAGTACTCCCATACCAACATATTCAGGCCGTACGGAGGCTCTTACATACTTGAGGCACTCAACTATGCTGGTGTCTTCGATGACACGGGATGGGGACTGTCTAATCTGACTGGCAGCATCAATACCAGCAATCCGTATCAAGATGCCACTTTCACAAGCAACACGGTGCAGAATAACGAGAGCGACTCGTTAGTGCGCTTCCTACTCAGACCGATACGCCTACTGGATGCGAAGCACGTAGAGGTATTCAGACCGCATGACTCGCTTCATTCCACATCCCCACAGTATGCTCAGAACTACCTAAGAGCGACATCAGGTGGGAAGTACGGTATCTTCACCTACGAGACGCCGAACGGAAGGACAGCAGCAGACAACCTACCCACTGGGAGAAGCATACCCGATACCAACGGTCCGTACATACCGATATTCGCAAAGTGGGACTCAGCGCTGCAAGTCCCTGACAGCAAAGGCCCCAAACTGCCCGGCACGGATGTGACTGGCTATGACACTAGCAGCCTACTATCCACCATCACCACGGCGACTATAACGGACAACACACTACAGCACCATCGTTCCGATGCACCTAGGAGAAGACAGACGCTAGACACGGATGAGGAGGCGTTGCGCATGGACTACACAGTCAAGGCTAGATTCAGCCAAGCGCTACACGGCAAGGGACACAAGGGTGATGTGCAGTTCAGCGTATCAGACCACAGCGGAGATGGTGCGTAATGGTCAGAATAACCCCTACTCAAGGACACTTCGATACATCCTTAGACACCATGGCCACCAAATTGAGAGCACCGGTCTTCGTCGATAACGCACTGCACTATGCAAAGGTCGAGAGCAGTAGCGAAGGGAATAAGGTCACGATAGAGAACAACAACGCTGAGAACTACGACCTAGCCACGGAGAAAGCCTACTCCGTAGTGGAGAGCGAGTCGACAGTCTACCTCACGCATCGTGAGACGGATGGACACAGCCTGAAGAGCGCCATATACGGCAGCAAGGGTAAGAACACAACGACCCCGCTGCTGTATGGGGCAACGGATGAAACCAAGAGACTACTGGGTAAGACCACAACCACGACGAATGAAGGCTTGCGCGTTGAACTGAGAAACATGAAAGGGAGGAGACTCACCAGCATAGGCTTCGATGACGACGCAGTGCGCTTCGGTCAGACCATCGATGTCGGATTTCGAACCACTGATTTGGCAATCAGACTGGGGGAGAGCATAACAGGCTCAATCACATCCGTATCCATAGGAAACCCGCTCAACACGGTGAACAGTTCCCAAAGGAGACAACACAGCAACGTCTTCCTAGCGGCCAACTTCAATGGGGTCAATCTAATCACCTCGCTTAGATACCTGTCCAAGCATGACAATGGAGTTCCTGTCTTCAACAGGTTCGGCTCCCTATTGCACGTACCGATGTCATACTTCTCCTCACTCAGAGTGCTCGATGCTGACAACAGGCTTGGAAACAAGGACACCATACCACTTGAGGACAGTCAGAACAGAGTATCGGTCAGAGGGAGGGCAGTCGCATTGAACGAGGACTTGATAGTGACCATGGACGACAGGTCGAGGCAGCAGGGTAGATTCGACAACGACGTCATAGAGACCATCACCCCAGTGTTCGATGCATCCATCACATCGATGCAACAGGCAAGGAGGGTCGCTAGGAAGATGCTCAAGGCCAACAGCGCCATGCTAGGTAGGGTGATAACGCAGGGTCACCCAAGCGCATTCGACCTGAGACCGGGTGACATAGTGATGTACGACGGCGAGAAGAGAGTAATCGTAGAGGCCAATCACGTGATGAGCAGAGGAACCTCCGACTTCACATTCGTCAGCATCAAGAGCGGCATAGACGGTATATTGCAGGGCATCTTCGAAGCGGGCATCACAGAGGCATCGGTGAAGAATCCCGACACGACTCAGCAGATTACTGAGGAGAACTTCTCCTTCTTCAACACATTCGACATCACGATAGTGCCGATGCTCACTGTGAGAAGAGTAGCAGCAAACGGTTTCCTCATCGGGCGAAACGGAAATAGGGGTAGGGTAGGTGGGAACCACAAGGTGCTAGGGTTAAACAAGGGAACGCCAATAACCATGAGAGGTGAATTATAATGCCAGCAAACGACCATTTGAAGAGATTGATGATAGAGACTGTAGCCAACAACATAAACGAGATGGTCATAGGATTCGATGGTACACCCGCAACGTCATCCGACGGTGCTGCCGGACGTCCTGCCACTACCATAACACCCACTGTCAAAATACTCGACAATGCTACTCTACTAGTGGAAGGAACACTCACAACAGCCGATTCTTACGATGAAACTTTGAAGGAAGTCTTCGTGCAACTACGTGGTACGAATGGGTTCACGCCGATTACTCGACACGTTTTCAGGCCGATACAGAAGAGTGCTAATAACGAAGTGAAGATACAATTAGTCATAGAGGTGCAATAAAATGTCAGATAACCCGCTATACACGAACACGAAGGGTCTGACCGATGGTGACTTCCTACTATCGCCATCACTCACCAACTTGTACGAAGCAGCCCATGGAAACGGCATCATGCTCTACGAGGATGCCGCTACAAGCACATCGGGAAGGAGGAACACACCAGCGAGCCTACCGGGTGCGATATCAGCATCGGTCAACGTACTGACAATCAAGGGTGGATACGCAGTCATAGACGGGCTTGTAGTGGACTTCGGTGGAGGCTACGATGCTGGAAACGATGACCCGTTGGACCATACTCTGAAACTCAACTCTGATACCATAAACGGTGGGGGAACCGCACTCACGAACGCATCTCACACAGCGCTCCTAGTCGTGTACGTCTCAACCGAGGGAGGGAATCACGCTACCACCTCAAGCGGCTTTGATACGAGCGGTAGCGCTGTCAAGCACATTCAAGTGGAGATGGGGAGTCTAGTCACAAGCGGATTCCCAGTCACCCCGGAGGCATTCCTAGAAGACCCCAAGGCGTCTCTGTCTAGCAAGCAGAGCACCGTGCTGGCGGTTCTCAAGGTTGCTAGGGATGCATCGGGTGGTACCGATAACGACCTGAATCTGACCGTCACTGACGTGTACGACATGAGGACGTTCATTCGCCCGAATGCGCCGCTATACATGGCACCGATGACGAAGGACGACGTGGCGGTCTACACGAACAGAATCAACAAGCACACTCTAATCGACGGGATGCACGGGGGCAGCAACGAGAACGGCTCATTCACTGCATCGAAGTTCGGTGCTCTATGGATGACCAAGAACACGTCTGATGAGAGCGTCCTGTACTTCAGCGGCGAGCAAGGTAGCGCTAGGTACTCTTGGAGGCTAGGGCCTAATGCAGTCATACTCAATGAGAATATGACTAGCAATGTCACCTTCACGAAGGACGAGGGCACTCATTTCCTCATGCATGCTAGTGGTGGAAGCACGGTACAATTGAACCCACAGGGAGAGTTCCCACTCAGTCACACCGTGCACGTATTCAACTACAGCGACGATTCAACCCAAATACAATTCAACGGACCTGCGAGGGATGGCGTAAGCGGGGCCAATGCATACACGCTCAATGCGGGTCAGAGCATCATATTCGTTTGGGCAGGGAATACAGGCGGACTAGACGGAGACAACGGATGGCAACAAGCGTTCGTATCAGGGAACATCAACGTAGCAGTAGCAGGAAGCGCGAACGGTGAGATACAGTTCAAGAACGGCAGCAACTTCGCCGCATCCTCCAACCTCAGTTTCAATAACTCTACAAACGTGCTTACGATAAGCGGCAAGGTTTCTATGAATAACCTGCTGGAGAATCCGACTGGGGTAGACTTCACGAAAGTGGCAACCAACCCCGGCACTACCGCAGCAGAGACGCTGTGGGTGGATAGCGATGACAGCAGACTCTACCTAGGTGCGAACAAGATAGCGTTCGGGTCGGACTCGTTCGGCGCTACCACGCTGCTGGAACTGACTGATGTCGATGAGGCTGACTTCACTGGTCACGCTGGTCAGTTCCTCAAGGTCAACAGCACACCCAACAAGGTAGTGTTCGGCACGATAGCGAGCGGTGACCTACCGACCAACTTGAACACCATTACCAACATAGGCCCCGCTGGTACGCTCACAGTCAACCAAGACCTGACTGTGACTGGGAACCTCACCGTGGGTGGTGACAATACAGTCCTCAATGTAGGTACGATAGAGGTCGAGGACAAGACGATAGAACTAGCGAAAGTAGCGGGTAGTCAAGGGGATGACTCTGCTGCAAATGGTGCTGGAATCATCGTAGACTCTTCCGATGGGGACAAGGACATACTCTACGACAACACGGCCAGCGTCCTAGGCTGGGCATTCAGCGAGAACATAGTACCGAAGAACGGTGTCACGAAGACCGTCGGCACAAGCGTGAGGAAGTGGAACAACGGACACTTCACATCACTGAACAGCGGTGCCCTCACCGCCACTACCATCACAGGTAGCAGCACACTGGCGATAGACACGGATGTGTTGAAGGTCGATGTCACGAACGATAGAGTGGGAGTCAAGCAGGGCACGCCACTGGCGACCTTGCAGATGAAAAGCATAGGATTCGAATACATCAGCGGCTCAGGTGCTCTTAGCAGTTCATCAGCAACCAACGTGGTCATATTCGACAAGACTGAGTTCCGCAGCGCTAAGATAATGCTCGAACTCACCAACACCACCGACAGTCGATATGAGGCACACGAGATACTGCTCACTCATACTGGCAGTGCTGCATCCGTGAGTACGACGTATGGTTCAGTGAGAAGCGATGACACTATCGACGCTGTGACTATTGGCTCTGATATCGACGGGAACAACGTGAGACTGACGCTCACAGCCCCAAGCAGTCAGAATGGTGACACTTACGCATACAAGATAGGATGGCAAGCATTTGCGATATGAGGATAGAATATGGCAGAGAAAGACTTCAAGGTGCAAAAGGGTATCATCGTAAGCGATGGTAATGTACTAGTATCCAATCCAAGCAATACCGATGGTGCTACCAATGCAGTCGTCTTCGCAAAGGAGTTCAGCACACATGGTCAGACTACACTACTAGGGACGGGCGGTCTTGAGATAAGGGGCAACACAATACAGGCAACAGCCCTAGGAGCAGGTAGCGGGGGCACTGACAACCTTGACATCAACATCACACCAAAGGGGACTGGTGAGGTCAATCTCCCCAAGGTCGACATAGACGGCGGTACCATCGATGGCGTCACTATCTCAGGCACATCTGCTACATTCACCAGCCTTGACGTGAGTGATGGAAACATAGCCAACGTTGGTGACATAGACGCAGACAGCATCAGCGTCGCCGATGCCGGTCAAGGACTCAACGTGGACTTCAGTGGTGCTAACACAACCAAATCCACGATAACCCTCGGAGACAATCTAGCAGACGCGCTCAACATCACCGAGGGTTCGAACTCGTACATGAAGTTCACAACCACTGACGGTAGTGACGAAGCCGATTCGGGTCTGATAACATTCAGCAAGGACACCACCTTCGCCAGCACCAACATACACAACCTAGGCACGGTCTCCGCTGCCACATCGATAACATCCACTGCATTCGTAGGACCGATAGACGGTATAGTCGGTGGGAACACGCCCGCCGCAGGTTCATTCACGACGCTCAGTGCATCCAGCACTAGCGCCCTAGTCGGCACGGTCACTATGGGTGACGGGAGCAATCATGGACAAATCACTACCGCTGCTGGAAAGAACCTCAATCTACTGCCCGGTGACGCTAGTGGCACTGATGCGAATGGTGGTCGCACTACCATACAAGGTGGAGCGGGCACGGGTACGGGCACTGGGGGTTTTATCAAGTTCGAACTAGCACCTCCCGCATCAAGCACGGGAACTTCCTCCAACGCCCATGTGGAGGCATTCACACTGCAAGCCGCAACTGCTGGCGCTAACCCCACTGCCACATTCACCGGCGTGACGACAGCGCCCACATTCACCACATCAAATACGACCGCTGGTATAACAATCAACGGTTCTACGATATCCACAGATGGGAGTCAAACCAACATACACCTGACTCTCGACCCGCAGGGGACTGGTGAGATAGACGTTCAAGCGGCTCTTGACATGAACGACAAGAGCATAAAGCACGTCGATACCCTGTACGTTCTCAACGTAGATGCTAATCAGGTGGGTTCGGGCACTACCGACAGGATAAACATCGGTAGGACGGATAACGTCACAATCGGTGGAACTGCACTGGCCGATGACAACATCGCATTGCAGGTCAACGGTGGTGCTAACGCGGCGTTGCACGCTAACACAGGGGCCGGTACTAGTGGTGCCGATGCGGACTACACTGAGGTTCGACTGCACATAGGCGTCGATGAGGGTGGAAACAGTGATATGACCCATCCGGGGGACTTGGTGGCCCTCGTCTTGCAGAACAGCAGTGTTGCGGGTGGTGGCAATCACAATTCACTAGGCTCGAAGGGTATCATATTCGACAACCAGTCATCCAATCCCGGTACAGCAACAGATGCGAGCACATGGGGGATAGGCACTACACAAGGCGACACGAAGAGGTTCGTAATAGGGTTCTCAGGCAGTAAGACGGGATACGACCAAAGCACGAAGGGGACTACCAACTCTCCTCTGAATGACACGAGAGCGGCAGACGCGCAACCCCTCTACGTCATGGACGAGGGAGGAAACCACTACATACAACTCGGCACACACATCGGTGGTTCTGCTACTGCTGGTACTCTCAACATCATAGAGGGCAACTCCTCTGCAACCGCTCCCAAGACCAAGATTCAGATAACTGGTGAGGGCGCAATCAGATTCTATGAGACTGGTGAGTCAGAGAACAACTACATAGCCATTCAAGCACCATCAGACCTAACTGGCACATCCAACTACACGCTCACTCTACCAGTGGACGACGGGACTACCGGACAAGTCCTTCAGACCAATGGCAGTGGAGTCCTATCTTGGACATCCTCGGCAGGGGGCATAGCACTCACCGACCTGTCTGTGGGCAGCGAGGGCACACCATCGGGAGATGGTAGCCTAGCCTACAACAACAGCACGGGCGTCTTCACATACACCCCTCCAGTGAACGTCACCGGGAACGCAGCCACGGTCACAGTGGCAGACGAGTCATCAGACACCACATGCTTCCCACTATTCGCAACGGCAGCGAGCGGAAGCCTAGCGCCGAAGACAGGGACTAACCTCGCATTCAACTCAAGCACTGGGCAACTCACTCAGACCGGAGCATCCAGCGGTGATATCGGTCTTGTGCTGAAGAACACAGCAGCACCCGGTGCTAGTTCGAATGTGAACGGTCAGACTCTTAGGTTCGTGACGGAGAGAGATGGCTCTGAGGCGGGTAAGAACAACGACGACCTCGGTTTCATACAGTGGTACGGCAATGACAACGCTGGGAACAACCAAGCCTTCGGAAGCATGAAGGTGAGAGCAGTCGACGTCAGCACTGGTAGCGAATCAGGTTCGATGCAGTTCGGAGTGGCCACCACTACGAACGGGGCAATCGAGAACATACTGACCATCACGGGCGGTGTAGCAGCAGCGTCCTCCACAGTCACGATAGCCGGGGACTTGGTAGTGAACGGTGCTACCACATCGGTATCCACCACTGAACTGGAGGTGGAGGACGCTCTTATCACCTTGGCCAAGGGCAACGACACCCTATCCAATGCAGATGGAGCGGGGTTGGAGATTGAGTGCACTGGAGTAGGTGTGACGAACCCATCATTCACCTATCAGAACACACCTGACGCTTTCGAGGCGAATACCCACCTAAACTTGAATACGGGCAAGACGTACAAGATAAACGACGTCTCGATACTCAGTGCCACGACAATCGCCAGCAGCGTGACGAGCGCAGCAGGACTAGCGACTGTCGGCACGATAACCACTGGTGTTTGGAATGGGACTGCAATCACTGATACCTATGTCGATGAAGACCTGACGATAACTGGCGGTACGATTAACAACACAACGATAGGGGTCACGACTGCTACCACGGGGCAGTTCACGCAAGTCGGAGTTGGCGATTCTGCCGATGTGGTATCGGTCATAGAGACTAACGCATTGACAAGTCAGAGTTGGACCGCTGACTCTGCATACATGATAGAGGAGTTCCTCTATGCCACTTACAGGACCGTCAAGTACGTGGGGCAAGTGAGTGATGGTACTAACGTGGATGCGTTCGAGGTTCTAGTGACTTACAAGGGAGCAAGCGAACCCGCTGATGACAATGCTATATTCATGACCACCTATGCATACCTCGCTAGCAACAGCGATACTCCATTAGGCACGGTTAGCGCTGTAAAGTCAGGTTCAGGCGGCACTGGTAAAATACAGTTAAAGTTTACACCCACGTCCAATGGTACGTACAAGAGCGCGGTCACAGCGACGCAGGTAATCAAGCAATGATGGAAAGTGAAATCATGGTGAAGATATATGGTGGAGAAGACATTTAGAGTAAGGAAAGGACTTGATGTAGAGGGGCCGAATAGGGATTCCTCCATCATAGATGGTGTGCTAACCCTAGGCACTATCGGCAACATCAGTGGTGCATCTACTTCGATACTGTCAATCAACTCGCTCGGTTCCGTTCACGTTAATCTCGACACCAACGCCAATGACACTAACAGCGTCTTCAAGATAAGGGAGGACTCTACTGACTTTTTCGTCATGGACAACGACGGTCAAGTCGGAATAGGCACTTCAAGCCCTTCTCAAAAATTGGATGTAGCGGGAAGCATCAATCTCACAGGTGACATGTATCTAGGTTCTGCAAAGGCGATTTACTTCGATTCAACTGATACCTTCATCAAAACCAATGCGGATGACCCTGAAGACTTAGTGATTGGAGCAGACCAAGACGTTTTCATAAGACCCGACAATGACGTCATCTTTGAAATAGGCACTACGGAGTACGTCAGGTTCGATGGTAGCACTCAAAGAGTCGGTATAGGTACTTCCAGTCCACAGTCCCTACTAGATGTTCGTGGTGCAGCGGGTTCTCCGGGTATACTGACTCTATCAACTGATGAGTTGACGGTAGTCGATGGTGACAAACTCGGTAGGATAGACTTCAACGCACCATCAGAATCAAGTGATGACGATGCTAGACTTGTAGGTGCTTCCATATGGGCTGAGGCAGATGCCACATTCGATACCACACACAATACGACAGAACTGGTTTTCGCCACTGCCAACACAGCAGCCGCAGCCGAGCAGATGAGGCTCACGCATGACGGTAAACTCGGCATAGGAACTTCAACGCCATCCTACGACCTTCATGTGGTAGGGGACATATACGCTACTGATAATTTGAGGGTGGGCAACACTTCTCCCAGCAAAATTGCCCTGAACGGCAACGACGCATTCGTAGAGGGGCAGTTCGAGGCTAGTGGTTCGGCGGGTTCGTACATCTACTCGCTCGCTCTCGGTACGGCATCACCAACAGCGTCGTCAGCGGGCAAGTTCGAGACTTCGGGGGATGTCAAAGCGGGTTCGATGACAATCGGCGGACATACCTTCGATGACATAGACATAGGCACTGAGTTCGTGGATACTGACGACCACATAATGTCATCAGGCGCAATCAAGGAGAAGATACTGAGTTATAACTATCTATCATCCGTGGATATAAGCGCTAATACCAACCTAGCGGTATCCTCACCGATAACACTGACTGGTGATACAGTGGGTTTGGACGACCCGGTAAATCTGACTGAACTGACAGAATCAACGGATGCCACTGATGACAAGATTCTGCTTTGGGATGAGTCTGCCTCTTCATGGAAGTACATGACGCTGGACAATCTACAAGACTCCATAGACACTAGCAGTTCAGGGGGCGCTTCTAGTCTCGACGGACTCACCGATGTACTCGTATCCAACGATTCACTCTTCATCAACAACTTCGGTAGTGCTCCTGTCACTGGCACATTGAGCACTGCTTCTGATAATATAGGAATCGGCGATACTGCTCTGAACAGTATAACATCGGGTGATGACAATATTGGGCTGGGTCGTGAGGCACTGACTGGTATTACAACTGGCGGCTCTAACATAGCCATAGGTGCATTAGCAGGTAATGCAACCACTTCAGCGATAAACAATGCTGTTTTCATTGGCGGTGGTGCTGGTAAGAGGATGGATGGCGATGACAACATAGCGATAGGTAGGGATGCGCTCAAAGGGTCTTCCACCAACACCAACAACACTGGAGCAAACAACGTCGGCATAGGATACCTCGCACTCTTCGACATCACTTCTGCTGATAGGAACGTTGCCATAGGATACGCCCCATTGCAGAACGCCACTACGGGTGGATACAACGTTGCGATAGGTAATAACACACTAGGCAGCATCACAACAGGCAGTGGCAATGTAGCAATAGGCAGTAGCACAGCAGACTTGCTCACCGATGGTGTAAGCAACGTAGCCATAGGCGCTGCGATGGGAGATGTTGATACTGGTGTAGATTACAATGTAGCGTTAGGATACCGAGCAGGAAGATATCTAGGAAGCGGCGACAACGTTGCCATTGGTAAAGATGCCCTAGTAGGCTCATCAACGGCTACTGACAACACAGGTACTAGGAACGTAGCAATCGGAAAGGAGGCGATGGATGCCTTCACATCAGGTAGTGACAATGTTGCCATTGGTTTCCATGCGGCTGGCGCTGTCACTAGCGGTGGCAATCATGTAGCGATTGGTAGGGAAGCACTCAGCACCGTCACCTCAAACTCGGCAAACACCGCCGTTGGTTATCAGGCTGGAAAGAACCTATCAGGTAGTGGGAACGTAGCATTCGGACCTCAAGCCCTGCTCGGTCTGACATCAGGCACGATAAACGGGGAATACAACATAGCAATGGGATACCAGCCGATGTGGGAGATGCAAACAGGAGACAAGAACCTCGCTATAGGATTCGAGGCGATGCAGATGATTAGGACTGGTAATTCTAACATAGCAGTCGGCAATGAGACTATGAAAGAGGTATACGATAGCGCTGACCACAACATCACGCTTGGATACCAAGCAGGGTACTACATCGGAAACAACGATAACGTAGCGATAGGATACCGAGCGATGAAAGGCTCTACAAACGCACAAGGCAATACAGGGAGCAAGAACATAGCGATAGGCTATACCGCAATGGAATCCTATACCACAGGCGAAGATAACGTAGCGATAGGCAGGAACGCACTTGGGGATGTCACCACTGGTGACAACAACATAGCGATTGGAGAAGGCGCCTTGTCCACAACAGACGTGGCCGCTTCTGATAACATAATGATGGGGTACTTCGCTGGCGCTGCTCTCAAGGGCGGATTCAATATAGGCATAGGAAGCAATGCTGTTAATGGCTCTATAACCACATCAAACAACACAGGGACACAAAACGTCGGTATTGGTCACTTCACCCTTTCAGAAATCACATCGGGTGACAACAACGTAGCCATTGGTAATACGGCTCTTCAAAATGTATCTAGTGGAAATGGCAACATAGGAATAGGACAAGACGCAGGGGACTCAATCACTGATGGTAGTTTCAACGTGCTCATCGGTGAGGATGCTGGTCAGGATATAACATCGGGTGATGACAACCTGATAATTCACGCAGGTGATAACTCAGCGAACGCACCACTGAGTACCACTGCCGACAGGCAGTTGAGGATAAGCAGCGGTAGCCATGTGTGGTTCTACGGGTATGACGGAAACCTGTATCTCGGTAGGAATCACCTCCAGAAACTTCCCTCTTCCGGCACAGACACTGCCGGTACTGCCCTTGAGATAGGAGGCGGTGCTGGCACTGGGACTGGGACTGGCGGGGATTTGAAACTCCAATATGCCCCAGCAGCAGGTTCGACCGGCTCTAGTGTCAACTCCCATGCGGATGCTCTAACGGTGCATGGCGATACAGGCAACGTGACCGTACACAACAACTTGATTGTCAGCGGGGATAGCATCACGGTGAATGCTGAGACAATAACAACAGAGGAAGCCATGCTCTCTATGGGAATAGGGCAGACTGCAACCGATGCCGACGCATTGGACTTCGGTTTCTACGGTACTTATGACGTGGGTGACACTCAGAAGTTCAGGGGTGTCTTCGCAGATGCCAGTGACAGTGGCAAGTTCAAGTTCTTCAAGGACCTACAGGCTGAACCGACCACTACCGTCAACACGGCAGGTACTGGGTATGCCGCTGCCACAGTGGTAGCAGCCACGTTCGAGGGCAACCTCACAGGCAATGTCACAGGCAATGTCACTGGTAATCTGACAGGTAATGCCACTGGTGCACACTCAGGCACTCTTGCTGGTAATGCAAGCACTGCGACGACTGCCACCAATGTTGTAGTCAGCGCTAACAATTCAACAGATGAAACCATATTCCCCGTCTTTGTTGATGGCGAAACAGGCACTCAAGGCTTAGAGACAGATACAGGATTCACTTACAACCCATCCACAGGCATGCTGACAGCAACTGGATTCACAGGTGCTTTGACTGGAAATGCTGATACTGCTACTTCTGCTACTACTGCTGGAGGCCTTTCTTCGACATTAGCAGTTTCTAGTGGTGGAACAGGCGCAACGACACTCACCAGTAATGCGGTTTTGACAGGTAATGGAACGGGCGCAGTTCAAGCGGAAAGCAATTTCACATACGATAGTAATACCCTCACAGTCAAGGGTAATGATGGCGTCACGGCTCTGACAGATGACCCAATCGTGCTTGTAAGACCGATACTGACCAATAGCCGAGATGCCACAGTGAAGATTCAGGGTGCGAGGAACGGTAGCACTTCTGCTAATACCGCCACATTGATTTTTGCTAACGAGGATGACAACCTCTCAGATGCAAACCAATTCAACCACTTAGGTGCGATTGTTGGTCGAGTCTCAGATACCACAGATAATCATGGTGATATGCACTTCCTGACTTTCTCCGATGGTGCTACGGCTAACGATACAATGACACTAGCGGGAACTGGTAATGTAGGAATAGGCACTACGAGTCCTGATGAAATACTCCACATCTCAAGTGCCTCTCACCCTGCAATTAGGATAACAGGTACAGACAACGCAAACGCCGACCCTGCAATAGAGATGCTAGGTCAGGGTAATAATTACAACGAAGGTTTCCAGATGTGGTACGATAACGGCTTAGGTATAGCCCATATCGCTTCTTTGTACAACAACTCCGCCGCAGACATACACTTCCACACAAGAGTGGCAGCAGACAGGTCTACCTCTAACGTAAGGATGGTGATAGAGGGAGATGGCAATGTAGGAATAGGCACTACTGCACCTGACCAAAAACTACACGTTGAAGGCAGCATCCTAGCAGATGCCTACAACTTCGCCACGACCACGCTCGCAAGCGACTACACCGATGGTGAGACATCATTGGTTCTGACTGATGCCAGCCAGTTCCCCACAGCGGGGTCAGGCACAATTGATGGAGTTGCATTCACTTGGACAAACAAGTCTAGCAACACCCTCACTGTCCCTGACTTGAATGCCTCCTACACAGCAGCATCAACTATCACGGTAGTGGCTGATACCGGTCTGTTCTTCCGAGACGGCTTCGAGAACGTAGCACAGCCTAGCGTGACCATATACGACAAGGACAACAGCGGTGCATCGAGAGACGACCTGTCGATAAACGCAAACGCAGGAATCAGATTCAGACTAGGGAACGAGTCGCAGATGCAACTCACCGCTGACAAGTTGTCGTTGACGACAGGCAACCAAGGCGCTCATGCGATATTCGGCTTCAGGGACAGGGTAGACATGGGTCTCAAATCGAATACTTCGTTTGCAGTAGGTATGATGGCTCCTGATAACGTGTACATCAACATAGATTCCAACAATAACAATGCTGATAACACTGCTTTCATAGTAGCCAAGAACTCAAACTTAGTAGGTAGTGGAACTGAACTCTTCCGAGTAGGTGAGGATGGCAAGGTCGGGATAGGCACTGCTTCACCACGCTCACTACTGGATGTAAGAGGCGCAGCAGGGAGTCCGGGCCACCTATCCCTATCCACAGCCGAGACGACTGTGGTAGACGGGGACATACTAGGTAGGATAGATTTCATTGCCCCTGACGAAGCAGACGGAGCAGGGGACTCAACAGCACTAGCAGCGTCAATATATGCGGAGGCAGACGCTACGTTCTCAGACACTGTAAATACAACAGACATCGTGTTTGCCACAGGTAGTTCCGAAGCAGCGACTGAGAAGATGAGACTACTGTCAACTGGTCAAATAGAACTAAGCGGTACTACAACGGGTGCTCCTGCTGATACCAACCACGTAAGACTGGGTTTCGAGTCTGAGGTTCTCAGGATAGATTCCTTTGACGGGTATGTGCAAGTCGGTTGTCAGAACACCACCTATTGCCACTTCGTCACTAACAGGGGCAAGTTCTACTTCAACAGGGAACTCGTTGTGAACGAGGGAGTCATCTCCTCCTACGATGAAGACCTGATACTACGAAGAATAAACAACGACACAGATGAGCAGATAACGATAGCAGACAACTCACAGACTTTCACAACTGGTGGGAGCGATGTCATGTCACTCACCTCATCCCAAGTGACAATAGACGGTTCACTCACTCTCAAGGAGAGGGCATCAGCACCTTCCGACACCGCAGGATTCGGGCAACTGTGGGTGAAGAGCGATGGTGATGGGGAACTTTACTTCACCGACGACAACGGCACTGACATACAACTCACCGATGACGGTGCTGCTACTGGCGGTGGTGGTGGGGGTGGTGCTGTATCAGCAGTGGCAAATGGGTCTAACAACAGGATAGCCACTTTCAGCAGCGCAGACGCTCTGAATGGTGAGGCCAATCTCACGTTCGATGGAAGCACCTTGGCATTGGCAGGTAAGCAGACAATCACCGTAGACGATACTGTGTCCGAGGCATTCAAAGTCACTATAACAGATACAGACAGCACTGCCGACTCCACACCATTCGTCGTTGACGGCAATGGTAGAGTGGGCATCGGAACTGCGTCGCCTATGACGGACATGGCTCTCACTCTCAATGGTGATGGTACTTCATATGAGGGAATAGGCTTCCAAGTAGGTGGAAACAACAGGTGGAAGTTGCAGACTGATAGTTCTGCTTTCTACTTCGATTCACAGGTCAACACGCTAGACTACAATCTCAGACTCAGGGATAGCAGTGGCAATTTCAACACGATGAATATCAATGCTGATACTGCTGGCACGATAAAGATGGGACTAGGGGTCAGCCCTGTCGCCTTGTTGCACGTCAAAGCAGACAGTTCGGCCACGAGTCAGACCAGCGCTGGCTCTGCGAACATAACGATAGAGCAAGACGGTACGGGTGACGCTGCCCTCAACTTCCTACTAACAGGTGTGCGGAGATGGACCATGGGCATCGACAACAGCGACTCTGATAAGTTCAAGATTCAAACAGGTGCCACTTCTCTCGATGGTACGAGCCACGTTCCTGCTATGACCATAACCGCTGCTGGGGATGTTGGAATCGGCACTACAAGTCCCTCCTACACTCTACACGTAGTGGATGAAGATGCACGAATCATCGCAGAGGATGGCTCATCAGGGATACAGGGTGGTATCAAGGTAGGTGACAATGCAGGTAATGTGGGGACATTCACCAACTCCAACTTCAACATAGTATCGAATGATACTGCTAGAATACATGTCGCATCAGATGGGGATATTGGAGTCGGCACTACAAGCCCCTCTTTCGCAAGTGGTTCGGGTATAGAGGTATCAAATGCGACACAGGCCAATCTAAGGTTGACGGATAGCAACGGTGGCTCTACGGATTTCGCAGTACAGGGTAATGACGCTTACATCTTGAACAGACACGCAAGCGGTAAGATAATCATAAAGCCGGGTAATGGCGACGATAGCATTGAGTTAGCCTCTAGCGGCCAAGTCAAGTTCAACAACGCATATACGTTCCCTACTTCTGATGGTTCTGCTAATCAGGTTCTAACGACGAATGGTAGTGGTGCTCTATCCTTTGCAGACGCAGGTGGCAGCAGCGGCGCTGATATGAAGAAGTTCGTCGCAATTCAGAACACAGGCACAGGAGATGCAACCACTCTGATAAACGTGAACAACACCACAGCACAGGCAATCACTTGGTTAAGTGAGGTTCACAAGGACTCCATCTTCACACATAGCACAAGCAGCAGCCCCGAAGAGATAACGGTCACATCGGATGGGACTTACCTGATTGACTACAGCATCAACACCGAGAACACAGGCACGAACAGGTTCGTCGGGCATGCTAGACTCTATGTCAACGGCACTGCATTGAATTACACATTAGCCACTTCCTACTCAAGGGGTGCAGGGTTTGACGATGACATGGTTGCACACTGGTCAGGGGTGGTGGAACTATCAGCGAACGACGTAGTGACAGTGAAGATGCGAAAGAACGATGCTGACGATACAAGTCAGGTACAGGTACAGCAGGATGGGACATACATCTCATTGCTCAAGGTGGGTGGTCAAGCGACCAACACGTTCGTCATCGTCGGTGAGGAGTCGGATGATTACATCAGTTCCGAGGCTGCTGCTGGTAATGCGAACGGTTTCGTCATGTCATATGGTAATGGGGCGCAGAACACCAGTAAGTCCTCTTCAGGAAGCGACTTCGGTGTAGTCATACCAGCAGGTTGCACCCTGTCAAGAATAGACATAACCTTCGGCAACATAGGTAGTGAGACCAACAGCAACAATCAGACTCTGACTGTGTTCAAGAACAGGTCTGCATCCACCACGACGATGACTTACAACGCTAGTGGTAGCGGTGGTAATGCCTTCGTGAAATCATTCTCGTCACTAAGCGGCAACGGGTTGTCATACGCAGCAGGTGATACCTTCAACATAAGAGCAACGGGAATGAATGGGTATACTAATACACAGGTCGGTCCTGCGAGAATGACTGCTTACTTTACAGTGGATTGAGGTGAATAGATGGCAATAGGAGAACATGGAGAGGAGATAACGATAACGATGGATGAGGCCATGGCCAAAGTCAGAAGCACTAGGGATTGGATGCTGGAGGTCTATGTTGACTTCTTCCAGTCCAAACCCCTTCTATGGGCAGATTTGAGCGAGGAGCAGAAGACTGAACTGACTGCTTACAGACAAGCCCTACTAGATTGGCCCGCTACCCTACAGGGGATATACGGCGACGTGCCTCCTAATTCGTATGCGAAGCACCAGCCCTCGCAACCCAGTTGGTTCGATGACAAGCACCCTAGAGGTGTCATGTTCCCGTAATCAAGGTCTGAAATTGCTCCAAGCCCACAGACTTCTTGTCGCATAGCCTATACAAATCAAGGTTATTACAACAAAAGGAAGCATTGGTGCCAAATTGACATCCATGTCCGTATTCACAATATCATTAATCAACGCATTGTCTACTATCACTATTCCACCTCCCAATCTTCAAACATCTCAGTTATGCATCTCACAAACATAGCACACCTAGAATACTTTCTCTTCATATTAACTCACACCTCCACCAATCAAATCTTCTACAGGTCTTTATCTTCCTCAAAGGCAGGTTCTTGTGCATCAATACCCCATCTCGAACTTGCTGGGCTTCTTCATCTCACGTATCTGCTGTGCTGCGAAGCGTATCTTCTGCGTGCTATGCAGACTCCAAAACGAATCCTTCGGCACTTTGAACTCCGCTTCTATTAGTCGACACAATTCGTACCTTGATGACGTCTGTAGGTCTTGGTCTATCGCTAATCCCAATACCTCTCTCACCTCTTCATCACTGTACTGTACCCTTTTGTCCAACCACACATAAGCATGGCCCATTATCATCATCAACTTACGCGCAAACCAACGGAATAAACCCATGTGGTGTGGATTCTACACCACTCTATTTTGTTATTCCGGTTATTTGCTTTGCTTCTTAAATACAGAGTCCTGCCAAAAGTGACCGCACTCCTTGCATTGCCACAGTTGTAATCTCTTCCTATCGCCATCGTGATAACGCGCAGATAGGCGACGAGGAATGTGCTTGTGTCCGCATTCCCTGCATGTGACACGAAGCCTGTCCATCAACCTGCCCATCTACTCGCCCTTCTTCGCTAGACACCTTGCACAGACTTTGCCTGTTGGTTTTTCATGGCTTTTGAAATCCCACGAGACCCTTGGGTAAGTTCCACACAAAGCATTGGCTTGACTACCCGGAGGGGGAGGTTTTTCCGAGACAACGATATGATTTACTCTACCGCTATCTAAACCAAAACCATTCGACAGTCTACCTGCCTTCGTCACATACCATGTCTTCATTCATTCACCTTTCTTCGCTACCATGTCATCAATCTTCAACATGGCAGTAGTGACCTCAGTGGCGCTCATGATGGATTGCCTGACTAGTTTGGCTGGCTCTAGCACTCCCAATTCCTTCATGTCGATGAGTCCGCCCTCTTCAACATCAGGCCCTAGAGCCTGTTTCTCCATGTCAGGGTCATCGTACAGTGCCTTCCGCATAGCCAGTATGCAGTCCAGTGGGTCATGCCCGCTGTTCTCCGCTAGCGTGGATGGTATGCTCTCCAGTGCATCCGCGAACGCCTCGATAGCCATCTGCTTCCTGCCGCTGACGCTCGCTGCTTCGTTCCTGATGTACATGGCGAGTGCGCAGTAGGTAGTCCCACCACCCCAAACCACGGGTCCGCCTTCGTGTATGATGGATGCTACACCTAGGGCATCGTCGAATCCCCTCTCGGTCTCATCCAGTGTGGTTCTCGTAGAGCCTCTGATGATTAAGGTCTTCACAACGGGTTGTGCGACCTCATGGTCATCAGTCGAATTACTCAAGACGAATAGGTATTTCACGTCATCTAATTCTCTCTCTTCTACAATGGTAGGCTGTACATCCATATCCTCTGAGGGGGAATGATACACCATAGAGCCTGTTGATTTGGCGATTGCTCTAATTGCACTCTCAGGCACTAGCCTGACCACTGCTATGTGATGCTTCTTCAAGTACGATATCATAGCGTCGTCAACTTGGTCTCTGACGAACACGACTCCGGCCTTGCTATCGAATGCCGATACAATCAACTTAGCAGACGATAGAGCGTCTTCCTTCGCTGTGGCTTTCATCTGAGAGTACCCCTTCATGTCCAGTTGGACCTGTACATTTTCCTCAGACTTGGACTCATCGCTGCTCTTGTTCAGTAGGAGGATGTTCCTGAGTCCTTCCTTGGATACGTACTTACCGCTGTCGTGGTGGATTATCGCATCCTCTTTCGCCTTTGGCCATTGAATGGGTTGGGTGAACGTCTTGTTGACTACTACGCCATGCCACAACTCGGAGTCGGATAGGCTACCACCGGGTATGCATACGACTCTCGGCTTCTCATCGCTATCAACAGCGCCTGAGACCAGTGTCACCACATGGTCTACGTCTGCCTCTAACGTCTTGCCTGTGATTGCAGTAGTGATTGCTTGTCTCATCACATCTTCCCTGTCCTTTGGACTATCCGAGAAGTCACCCGTATGGCCTACCGTCAACTTATCCAGTCTCTCCATGCACAGCCTTGCAGCCTCATGGTATCCCTTGGACACCACATTGGGGTGCAGACCCTTGTTGAGCAGGGCCTCGCTGTTCTTCAACAGAGAGCCAGCCACTATGACCGATGACGTCGTGCCGTCGTAGCACTCGGCCTCCTGCGTCTTGGCACACTCGATAATCATCTTCGCTGCCGGATGGCTGACATCCAGTTCCCCTAGGATTGCAGCGCCGTCATTGGTGACGATGGTGTTGCCACCAGCGTCGACCAGCAACTTGTCTCGACCCATGGGGCCGAGCGTGGTCTTCACCGTGTCTATGATGATGCGTGCCGCCTCTATGTTGCTTCTCAATGTCGTCTCCGTCTTGGTGTCGCTCATTCTTCCTCACCTGCTATCTCTTCCACAAACGGATAACGCACTCTTTGCGCTAGCCTAGATGTCGTCCTAGAGATATCGAAGAGGTTGTTCCCTCTCGTTATCATCGTGTACAGGATGCTAAAGGCCCGCCTCAACTCCCATATTTCTTCGTCTTTCGTTCTCTCTTCATTTACCATTCCAATTCTACCTCCACTATGTCACCGGTCTCGAAAGACCTTGACTTCAAGACGCCATGCTCCTTCGCATGTGCGTATATGTCGTACGTCAGTTGCGCGTCCTTCAAGCAGTAGTCGCACACCTCCTCGTACCTACCATCGCGCCATCCTCTAGGCGCATCCACGCTGCTCATGCTCTTGCTCTTGCCAAGCGTGTGTGATACCAATGACTGCAATGAAGACTCCAACTTGCCGTATGATAGCGATGACTTCTGAAAGAGCAGTTTCGTGTCTATGATGCTGTCTGACTTCTGCATGACGTCGCCCGCTGCCCAGCAGTCAAGCGACTCCTTGAGCACTGGTAAGTCGAAGTTGATGATGTTGTGACCCAGTATCCTACCGCCCTTCTCTATGTGGGCTGTGATGTGGTCACCTAGAGTGCGTGGATGCAGGTCGTGCGTCTCCGCGCCATCAAGCAGTACGTCTGCCTTCGTGAATATGTGCCCATCCTTGCCATCCCATGTAGCCACGACGGATGTGTCGAACAAAGCCTTGTTGTCCCAACCGCCAATCTCCCATGAGTAGTTGCTCGTCTCTATGTCTAGTGCCATTATATCTGTCATTCCTCTTCACCAATCCCCATTTGCTTCTGCCATTGTTTCACATCGAGTGTGGGAGATGAGTTTCCTGTTCGGCATTCTTGTATCCAAAAGAGTGCTATTCGTGGGTCCACATCATCACTCATCTGTAAGCATCTCCCGTGGACAGACCAAACATATGCAGGGTTCGCAGTCGTACTCGCCGTCTGCGTTCTGCCTGAATACGTACTGCCTCCCCTTGCACTCCCAGCATACCTTCTTTTTAAGACCCATTCTTCAACTCCTCCCTGAGACGTAGGTATCTCTTCTGTCCGTCGTTCTGCTCGTGGAACATCGGCTTGGCCCACTTGTCGTAGTGCTGGTATGCAGTGCCCCTCGTAATGCCTGTGTGTGACATGTACGCCTTGATGACATCTGCCTTGGCATGCCAGCCCTCTCCTCGATTGCCCAACTCGTATCCAGTCGTGGCTTGCACTGCGACAATCCACTTGTTCCTCTGAGTCGCTCTCTCGCTCATCTTGGGTCCAATCTCGACTTCTCCCTCCAACCAAGATATCAGGTTGCGGAACAGGTCGAACAGAATCTCCGTAGCCATTCTCACATGGTCGCCATCGACCACCCACTTGTCGTCCATCATCGCTATGTGTGTAGCGAAGATGACTGTGTAGTTCTCCATGGCAGGGATGAAGGAAGCGACTACATCGCTGATACCCGGTCCCAGCCCGTCAAGCAACTGATAGTACTCGTCTATCGAATTGAGGAGTGAGGGTAGGAACGAGTTCGGACAACCGGTGAACATGTTCTCCATGGTGTCCAGCAGTAGTTCCTCCTGCTCCTCCCTGCTCTTGGTGTCCCACTCAAGCACTGATGACTCCGTTATCTCCAGTACCCTGTTCTTGAGTTTCTTGTCCAACTCCGTGAAGTAGTCAACGATGTCATCGTACTTCACCTTCATCGGAGGGGTCTTCTTCAAGGCCATCGATGCCCTCTTCTCACTGACGTTCTGCCTCCTCTTCATGTCCCAGTGGGACCAGTACAGCAGAACTCGCTGAAAGATACCCTTGGTCAGTACGTACTCCTTGACGCCAGCAGGGGGATATGTCGTAATCCACAGTGACACTAGTGATTCAGTCTCTATGCGCCCTTGTTTGGTGTGCTTGACCAGTTTGTTGTTGTTGCTTCCGACTGGGTTGCACGCTGACTGTAGATACAGGACCGTCTCCGCACTGTGCTTGTTAGGATTGAGGATGATGGAACCCTCGTCGAAGTTCAAGGCCTTGCGCCCATTGAGGAAACCCTCCTTCAACTCGACCTCCTTGTTGCCGTCTATGACCACTTCCTCGAA